TCTATTTCACAATATTGAGCGCTATCAGCAATATCTGATAATCTATCAATCACCTGTGTAATTGTCATATTCTTATATGATGGCTCTTTGTATTCATCCATATTTATACCTCCTAAAAATCAAATTTCTTGTTACATAATTCATCTAAATCATCCATAAGATAAGTTTGTCTATGGATAATCTGTTCTTTAGTAATTGCGTATTGCAGAGCCTTAGTCTGAGCACATAGTATAAATTTTTTACTGGCTCTAGTAATCATGGTGTATAAGAGTTCTTTATTAAGCATAATAAACATTGAAAAGTCTATTCCTCCAATAACTGTATCAAACTGACTTCCTTGAGCTGAATGACAAGTTATTGCATATCCAAGCTCTATATAAGGAGCATGTGATTTAGGTACTTCTACATAGCCAATTCCTTGAAAATCTATCAGGATATAATCATCTTTTATATCTTTTATGATGCCTAAGTTTCCATTAAAGATATCTACAACTGAACCATCAGAATTAATTATCTGGTACTTATTCTGTTTGTTTATAACTTTATCTCCTACTTTTAATACCCATTGAACTACTCCACTTTTCATAATTTTGTATTGCTTTTTTGATTTGGGGTTGTATATCTGTTGAGCTATATGATTTAAAGAAGCTACTGAAGACACTCCTTGTTTACAAGGAACAATGATTTGCACATCCAGAATAGATTTAGCATGTTTGATTTCTTCTTTAAAATACTGCACTATATTATGATATGTATTAGATTTATCAGTATAGCAATTAAGAATCATGTCCTGAAGTTCACCTCTTGTTTCTTCTCCAGTCCACCTATCAGAAGTTAATTGTTTTCCTTGTCTCACTCGAATACTTTCAGTAATAATCGCTGATTTCTGAGCTTGTCTATGAATTTTATCAAGGAAAATTGAAGATATATATTTAGATTCAAGCATATCAGCAGCTACTGCACAGGAACCTATAGATTCTAGCTGCCCCACATCTCCAATAAAGATTACTTTTGTTCCAGTAGCACACGCTTTCAGTAATTGCTTAAAAAGATAACCATCAATCATAGACATTTCGTCCACTACAATAATGTCATAATCTAAAGGATCATACTCATAGTCAAATGGTGTTCTTGGATCTCCATATTTGAGTTTGAGTAACTTATGAATTGTTTGACTTTCTTTACCAGAAGCTTCACTAATTCTCGCAGCAGCTCTTCCGGCTAAAGCTACTGTTACACTTTTATAATCTTGCAGGATAGTAAGAATACCATCAATAATACTCGTCTTACCTGTTCCGCCGTAACCGGAGATACAGCATAACTGATTATCGAGAACCATTTTAATACCCTCAAGCTGTTGCTCTGTATAATCCCATCCTTGAGCTTTTTCTTTCTTTTTAATTATCTCTAGCCAGTTACTATACTTAAATTTATTAGGGGCATTTTTTAATCTTACTAAATGTTCAGCTATCGAATATTCTAAGTCATAATACCATTTCAATCCTATCTTAGTTTTTTCTTTATTCCATACAATCATTTGGGAATCTTGTAAATCATGTATCGCTTCAGCGATATTCAAATCAGGTACTTCTTCTCCTATTTTATCTATTAACTCTTGCATGATTTCTTCTGAATAACTAAATGATTTTCCATTCTCTCCTTGATTCCTTAGAAACATTTTAATACAAGTTTCAATCCGATCTATACCATAAGGATCAGCTCCATTCTGCAGTGCTATATCATCGGCTGTTTTCCAACCTATCCCTCTTATGATTGTCAAATCATATGGATGATTTTTTACTACATCAACGGCTTTATCTACATCTTCATGATAGTATTTAATAATCTTTTCTATCAATTTATCAGTAATAGAATATCTGGCTAAATCAATATAAGCTTTGTGTTTGTCATAAGTATCATTAAATTTCTCAATCCACTTAGTAGCTACGTTAGGGCCACATCCTTTAATTTTTGTAAGTTCTTTTACGTTCCCTTCTTTTAAAGCTAAGTAAGGATTATCTAAAGTCTCATACATTCTTTGTACATGTTTGGGGAATAGTTTGCAGAGAATATATTTTTGACCTCTAATATCAGTTTCAGCTAAATCATTATTCATAGAGCTTTCAAGAATACTAATTTGCTCTCCCCAGGTGGGGCTGTAGTCCATTTCACCTTTTATGTCGTAAACTTTTCCTATAATAGGCGTATGAATATTTCCTTTAATACAATATCTCATGCCTTTTGTAAGATTTCCTACAGTTATTTCTCTCACTGTTGCATAAAATATGCCCCAGTGAGTAGAATCATTATAGTATTTTTGCTCTTCTAAAAGACCTTTGAACTGTACCTGTTCAACTACAGTTTCTATTATCCTTCACCAACTTTCTTTCTATCTGTTTGAGCCAATATTGTTCCATCATTGTAAATTTCCTCAATTCTATTAGTTGTATGAGTATAAACAGTGTCTGGATATTTCATAATAACAAATTGATCTTCACGCCTATAACCACAAACAATGATTTTAGAACCTCTTTTAAACCAAGACTCTTCCAGAACTTTTTTCTTGCCTGCAGGTGTCTGCTCAGAAATTCTTTTATTATAATAACTATACTGACCTTTGTTATATTTACAGGTTACGACACCATGGTTAGTCAGCAACGACACCAAATGTTTATTATTATCAGAGTCTAAAACAGTTCCAGCTAATCGAAATATTTTATATTTAGGAAAATGTTTAATTTCTCCTCTAACTCTTCTTGTGGTATGCTCATACACTTCAGGAATCTCTGGGAGTGAATTATAATCAACCACTCCATACTTTGGCTCATTCAAATTCCACAACTCATGCCGATCCGGGTAATAGCTTAATGATTCCATATCCCATTGTTCTAATGATCCAGATGCATAAGATTCCATTGTTGAGTCAAGTTTTTTCTGGTTATATAATTGAAGTGTCTCAGGTAAAGCCATATAATCTTTCAATGGTTGGATAAGAGCATCCCATTCTTTATTAAAGAGCTTCTCTGAAATAATTACTCCATCCTCCTTTGTACCCACAATACATGTATTAAAGTGCTCCATCAAAAATTCTGTACCTCTTTCATCAAGAGCAAAATATCTGTCATGATATCCTTTTTTAGGTACCTTTTTTCCTTCATCTATTATATTTTTTAAAAAGAAACTCTCATGTAAAGCATACGCTTTGAAATTCTTGATTCTAATCATTGTTTCCATCTCTTTTGGGAAGATGTCATATTCTAATGCTGAGTTAAACTGCTGCATAGTCAGCTTATCTATAGGTGTAAATACATTACGAGAAAGAAACTTTTTCATTGTTTCCATGCGATCTGGAGAATCAAGTTCATTGAAACAACCAGCTTTAATTAGAATAATCATTTTAGCAGTACCAATAATCTTAGTGTCTACCATACGTTTACAGAAATCTTCAAATGAACTATAAGGCTGATGCTCTACAATGGCACGAGCTATATCATCACCTATTCCACAAAGTCCTTTAAAAGAGAAAATAATACGATTGTTCTTTTCATCTGGGACAAAGGAAAACTTTGCTTCATTGATAAGAGGTCTGTCTACTATGATTGAACGCTGCTTAAAATTGGCTATTGCTTTCGCAATTTTCCCATATTGAGTGGACTTATTATCATCAAGCTCTTCGTTGGCTCCGGCATTGATAATTAAACATGCTGTATTCCAATAGATAATTGGATAGTGATATCCTAAATTCAACTCTTGCAAACCAATACAGGAATAAGGGAAAGTGTGGTTTTTAGAAAATGAATCGGTGTACCGCTACTTTCGTAGTATTTGTTCGGACTAGACTATCTCTTGAGTGACTGTATTAAATAAATCTTTGTCCACATATTCCCATTTAAACCCGCCAGCTGAGTCTCTATTCCCTCTACATACTTCTCCTATATTTTGTTGAGGAATGTTTGTAATCTCACCAGCAATTTTTATACTTCGAAAAATACTCAAAATATTATTTTCATCATCAAGCAATGCTACAGGTCTTAGTGCTTTTTCAACTGACTTTTTCTGATTTAATGCTGTTGATATTTTCCGTTTTTTACTATCTTTATTAATCAAACCTGTACGAGAGGCATGAAGCATATTTTCTTTTCTGTCAACCCATTCCAAATTTCCGTCTTCATAATTATTTTCTTTGGTCCCTGCAAAATTGAAATCTTTCCTATGTCCATCTTTATGATTTACTTCCGGTAAATTTCGAGGATTCGGCAAAAAAGCTTTTGCTACAACCCTATGAGTCAAATCTCTTTCTGTTCCAAAACTTACTCTCGTATATCCGTTATTTGCTTTATGAGGATGAAATATTTTTTCAGTATAATGCTTGGTTCTTCCTAAACTATCTGTAATATCTCGTTCTAATCTTTTAATGTCTCCATAATTGGATACTTGATATTTTCCTTCCCATCCTTCAATATCCTTCCATTCTTCCATCGTAACCTCCAGAGCACAGTCACCCTATCCTTGCGCTTCCCAATGTGCTAATCTCATCAGTACTAATAGTCGTTACACCCGATTTAACTTGGCACGGTATTGGCATTATCAGCGTCCACCGTTAGCCCGTAAAAAGTACGGACACCGTTTTTGCATACGTTCACAAGGTTTTACTTGAGCCGTATTCAACCCAAGCTGCTTTCCTATAACTTCTTTCCAGATATAGTTCAGCAGATTCTCTGAAGTTCCAATCTCTTTGCCATGTTCAAAGAACATCTTTTTCATAGCTTCCTGCAGTTTTTCATCTTTTTTAGCAATACCTTTTCTTAACTTATTACTCTGTGTAACATTGAATCCTGAAATATGATCATCCATAGAAATTTCCATTACAATTTCCTGTGTATCTCCTACTCCATATACAGGTAATAGATATTTCTCTAATATTTTTATTTCACTTTCTGTCAAACGGTACTCATCTCTCATGCATTTGTACCATTCATTAATATCATTCTTATACCTAATATAAGTGTCAATGGGCTGTTCAGCGCCTTCTCCTGATACCATAAGTCTCATAATTGAGTTCGCAGTTGCAAGCTCTACTAAGGAATGGGGTTTGATTCGTTTAGCTGCCTGAAGCCCAACTGCAGTATCAAACTGAAAGAGATCTGTCACATCATTCTTTGCAACCATATCCCACATTTCTTTAGTATCATAATCAAGTACATCTGGATGTAAATATTTATTATATGTAGCTCTCAGTGATCCTTGCCATTTCATATATCCCGCATCAATTAGCAAATTCATACAAGTTCTAATCTTATCTAATGCCTGAATGGTTAAGAAATCCATTTTAAGACCAGAACAATAATCAGAATCTTTCATATTAAATTGAGTGATATAAATACCGTTTGGAGCTTTCATCCTAGCATTGTGAGCCAAAAAATCTTCATTAAACAAATATACTGCTGAAGCATGTATACTTCTTCCACATATAAGCCCTTCAATAGTCATAGCCGTTTCTAAAAGTTTGTCGTATTTTTTGACTTCATTTGCAAATTCAGTTTGTCTCTGACGTTCTTTCTCTTCGTTCCCATAAAGACAATCATGCAAACTCCAAGTTTGACCTCTGGTAACAGGAATAAGATTAGATAAATACTGAGTGATATCTGAATCTAATCCTAATCCTCTACCAGCAGTAATAATAGCTGATTTACTACCCTCTGTTTTAAAAGTACTACAATTAAGTACTTTTCTTTCACCTCTGCGACGTTTCACAGCTTCAATGATTTTTAGTCTTCTATCTTGCTGTGTGTCGATATCTACGTCACTGAGTTCAACTTTTTCATGGGAAATATGTCTCCAATGAGGCAGTCCCCACTGTAAAGGATTCATCTGAGTAATGCCAATGAGATACATTGTAAACATTCCTGTTACTGAACCTCTGGCTACACCCACTAAAGAATCTCCTTCTTCCCACATAATATTAACCAACTCAAGTGTTGATATATAATAGGAAGAAATACTTGTACCAAGCTTTTCAGTAACAAGCCACATTTCTTTTAATTCAACTTCAATTCTATCTAAAGTCTCAAAAAATTTTACTTTACCGAAAGTAGTATAAGGAATCTTTTCATAATATCCATCTTCTATCAGTTTTAATAAATATCTATCATAAACATTATCACTATGAGCGAATTTAGATATGTATTCATAGCGATCATAATAATTGCCAAAGAAATCACTTAACTCAAAATCAGGGATGTCAGCTCCAGGAACAATAGTTGGACAATACAAATCATACTCTTCAACCTTCTCACCAATCTCCAGAGAACACTTCAATGCATCTTCCACTTCTTCATACCCAAGATAATCCATCCTCTGATGAATTTGCTCATTGGTCATCATCCAAGTTGATTCATAGAAATCACCTAACTCTCTTTCTTCATCATCGCGACTATTAAGATAAGCAGCATGAATTTCTCTATCCTCTTGTTTCAAATAGTGAACATCACAGGCAATAGTAGCTTTTATTCCTAATTGATGCTTTAATTTTACAATCTCTCGATTCAACTTTATCTGTTCTTCTGACAGCCCCGGTTGCATTTCCAAGTAAAAATCTTTACCAAATAACTGCTGGTTCCAGAGAAGAAAATCCATATAATTTTCTCCTGCTAATAGAGACTTGCCTAATTCTCCTCCTAAACATGCTGTCGTTGAAATCAGATGTCCAGGATTAGATTTAACTACATGTTCCAGATCACTTTTCAATGTAGGAACACGTTCCATCCTTCCTGTATAAAAACTGTTGTCCCATGCTAATGAACTAAGTTCTCTTAACTGCTTATGCCCTATTTCATCTTTAGCCAGAAGAATATAATGATAAAATGGAGAATCACAAGACTTCTTTCCATCTTCTGATATATTTAATTTGTCAACTAAATATATTTCATTACCAAGTATTCCTTTGAAATCTTCCGGCAGTTCACCGGAAGACTTCATGGATTTAATTGTTTGAATAAATCTCACATGACCAGATACAGACTCATGGTCAGTGATAGCAACTCCTGAAAGTCCAAGAGACGCAGCTTGTTTTATTAATTGAGGTACTTTTACGATGCAGTCCAACATACGAAGCTGACTAAATTCTGTATGCGCATGTGTCTCTATTCTCACTAGAACACCAACTTTCTCTTAGTTTCTTTCTTTATTTCTTGTCCATAAGGATTAAGTACTGCAAATGATTTTTTCTCAGGTGTCCATAAGCTATGATACTGACATAGACCAGAAAACTTAGGATCAGCATTTGGGGAAGTGCTGTGGAATGGACACCAGTAGCATAATGGAGTTGGTTTGGGAGGATACTCGCCTTTAATTTCCATTTCATCCATTTCATTTAACACCTTGTCCAGTTTCTTAATTCCTCTGTTAAGATAGCCTTTGGTACATACACCTTCGTCAGCTCCTTGAATAGCATCTATAAGAATAAAATCATACACATGGTCTGTTGCAGGCTGTCCATATAAATGAATACATGCCAGATCATAAATTACATGTTGCATAGGTGTTTTTATATCTGCATCTCTAAACACGGCCTTTGAGGATTTATAGTCAGTAATCCTTAGCTGCTCTTTTGCATTCTTATCCACTCTATCAATAAAACCATGTATAATAACTCTGTCGTCATATACAAATTCAAATCTCTGTTCTACTGCTACGGGAGTCCACTCTTTACTATCAATCCTAGATGGCAATACTTTGTTATAAAAGATATCCATCTTTTCTGAATAGTTCATACCTGACTTACTATCAGCAGTAAAAAACTCATCAAAATATTTCTTTTTGAGGTCTTTTATACCGAGAATGTGATTATCCGACTTCTCATCAGTCTCTAAATAGCCCTCTTCCGTAATGCTTTTAAGATAGTCATAATCTACTGTCTTACCTTCCATTATCATTCTTCCTTTAAGCTCTAATGCCTTATGTAAAATAGAACCAATTTCCATAGGAAGAGACGATTTCTTTGAAAAGTTTTTGTCTACATATTTTAATTTGTGACTCAGTGGACAGTGATCAAAGTTACTCTCTTTACTGTAGGAGAGATAAGGTAACCCCTTATCCTCCTCAGTTACTTGTCGGATTTTCTGACTGATTTCAGTCAATTAATGCCTTTCTATACATAATACGTTCCCTCCAACGTGATATCTTCCATAGTTATTTCTACTTTGTTGTCAAGCAGTTTTAATAATGTTTCTTTGCCTTTATCTGTAGGCGCATCCTTATAATCTAACACCCCATCTTTATCCCATAAGATTGATACTTTACAATATGGAATAATCGGACGTATTTTCTTAAATAATTTATTTTTGTACAGCTCACCGTCCCATCCATACGGATCCTTATATTCCTTGTCAAAACCAAGAATTAATTCTTCTATCTTCAAATAATCGAGTAGCAATTTGATTTGTTCATCTGAAATTTCACTGCCACATACAGCTAAAGAAAAGTCATCATCACCAAAATACGAATGATTTTGCATAACTCCTTTCTCAGACTCAAGTAGTAAACATTTCCTACAAGTCTTAATCTTATTCTGGTTAATATGAATACCATAAAGATTATGTGATAACTTGTGGCTTAGAAATTTTCCTTCTATATTAAGAGGTACATATTTTCCAATGTTCTCTACGTCTTCTTCATCGAGATATCTTCCTCTTATACCAATAAGATTTTGATGTCTATCTCTATGAGGAATAACTATTTGATTTGTATTACCCCAATAAGATATTTCAAATGTAGATAACGTCTCTCTGGAAATATGATCGTTTAAAAACACTTCATGAGGAGTATATTCAAACATTTCTAATACATGCTCATCTATAGGTTCACAGTCTATAATGTCTGTAGATTTGTTTTTCCCAAACTTCTTGAGCCACGACATATCACATATATGTTTTGGTCTCTCAATATGTTCAACAGCTTTCATATCTATTTGATTAGCAATATAAGATACCGCCTGATACCAAGTATAAGTAATCCCTTGTACTCTTTTAGCTCTGATTACTAATTCAAAAATAGAGAATGATTCGCTACATGAGGTGTAGCAATGAAATGTTCTTCCAGAATACTGATCTGTAGGTTCATGATAGTAATAAAGCTTATAACTATCGCCACCATGACAGATTGTTTGAAAGATAAGATTCCCAGATGAGTCTGTTCTATATCCTTTTGATCCTAAATCGGTAACTATCTTGATTACCTGTTCCTTTGTAAGAGCCTTTAATATTGCATTTTTATCATAGTAAGGCATCAGTACACCTAAAAATCAAATGGCATTGATCCCAATAAAGTACTCGTAGCTTCTTGTTGCTCATCATCAGTAATCTGGATATCATCAAGGCTCTCAGAATGTTCCTCAATTACTTTCTCAATTTGAGCTACAGCCACTTCAGTTTCGATCAGGTTATAATAGTTGTCTGTAATAAATAAATCTTTAGTTCTACCAGTAGAGAGATCAGCATATTGCCATAAACGGATTTTTGTCAGTTTTCCTCTTCGTACTTTATATATGTGTCTTACAAGATTGGGTATTGGCACTCCATACATATTGTGCATAAGTTTCTTTACACACTCTAACTCTGCACTTGTTGGCCTCAGTGAAATTTCACCTAAGTCAATTCTATCTGCTAGAGATTTTGCACCTCTTAACATTGTTTCGTCTTTAATCTGACTATCTTTGTATGTACCATTTAACTGAGTCATTGTTAGAATAAAGATATCCAATTTCATAGCCAAATTCTTAAGAGTGTCCATGAATAAGAACAAAGTCTGATCTTCTCTCAATTTCATTCCTTTACTCATAGAAGCAACTTCAGCAATTAATTTAGCTGACATATGTATATAATCGAATACGAAATAATGACATCCTTTTTCTCTCTTATAAGTTTTAATGATATTTGATATATCTTCTATACCAAAATCATTAATAATTTCTATATATAAAGGATAAGTAGCAATATATTCAATAGCTTTATCTACTCGTTCTTCCTCATCTCCTTCATAGTCTCCATCAAGAATCTTGTTCTCTGGTACTCCGGAAACGTATGCCATAATGATAGTCTGTACTTCGTCTTCCTCTAACTCAGTAGAGATGAATAGAGATGGTTCCTCACACCCAGTGTAAATCCATTCTTTTTTATCTGTATCATAGAAATAAGGGATTGAAATATTACAGATATCTGCCAATGCAGTCCTTGTCTTTCCTCCACCAGAATCAGCAGAACGAAGATAGACCTTTTTAAGTCTCGCCCCTCTAGCAATAGTAGTCATCANAACTTCGTCTTCCTCTAACTCAGTAGAGATGAATAGTGATGGTTCCTCACACCCAGTGTAAATCCATTCTTTTTTATCTGTATCATAGAAATAAGGAATTGAAAAATTGCAGATATCAGCTATAGATGTTCTCGTGTTGTGAGTTACTATGAAATCATTCATAAGAAATAGATGTTCATCGTTATCAACTGTAAAACAAGTCATATCAACATATTCATCAGTTTCTCTTATGTCTACAATAGATATAAATTTATTTTTATGAATCGCTTTGCCTTTAGTTTTTTCAAAATAATCTTTTATCTTATTTATATGTTTAGGCAGTTTGAATAAAGTTAATTTATTTTCTGGATCAGTTTGTATGGTAACTTTATATGCAACGTCTGTAGTGTATTTAGTTCGTTTGTCTTTTACTATTCCAACTACAATGCCTAAACTATGACACAACTCTTCAAATCCTTCTACCATTGCAGGAGAAGTAGTTGAAAAAGTCACCCTGCCTTTTTCTTTTTCTACATTTCCATCTGTATCAAGCAGCCCACATAAAAGCTCTCTTCTTTGCTCTATACTACCTACAAGATAAATATCAGGTATGTATTTCTCATGGGATTTCTTTTGCCACAGTCCAGAAAAATCTTTTAATACTTCTTCTACCCAAACATTTTCATGTCCTTGTTTAATTTGCTCATCAAGAGAATATTCAAAATAATAGCTATAATTATTACTTGGATTCTTTTTAACTTTCCAATTCATAATTTCCCCGATTTTCTTAGGTAAATAATTATCCTCAGACGAATAGCTTAAAGCCTTATTCGTTTTATTATATCTGAAGCTGCCATCCCCTAAGAGTAATCCCATAATATATGGTGGGATACTAAACTGTTTTTCTGGATAGTCAACTGCCTCATTTACAGGCACCCTAAAGTCATAGGCTTTTCCTCTTTTTATTCCTTTATTTATAATTTCTCTTAAAGAAGAAGTATGCAAAGTATGTGAATCCCATCTATTGTAATAAGACCATAAATGTTCATCACAGCATCTTGCTATTCTTCCATCAGAAAATGTTACTTCAAATATTTTTTTCTTTTTAGGTTGAGGATATACTCCAATTACTTTAGTTGGCTCACCTTTGCGATCAAATAAATAATCTCCTATTTTTATATCTCCGACTCTTCTTTTCCCAAATGGGGTGGGGATAAGAGTATCATTAGGTATTGCTTTGCCACCACCACTATCTGCCGATCTTAAATATACTTTCTTATGTCTTGCCCCTCTAGCAATAGTAGTCATCA